GTGGAGCACAAACAGTATAAAGCAAATCTTCGGAAAATTTTAAAATACAACTTTCACTGATTCTACTAACAGGTTTTAAAAATTTTTCCAAATATGTTTTAGTAACGGGTAAGACAATATCACTCATTTAAGACTTTTTCTTTATCTTCTATTGTATGATATTTTACATAACAGTCAACAAATTTCTCCATTGCTTTAGCAATTCTTTCTAAGCTATCGACTTTATCTTCTGAAAGTTGATAGTTTGTGTTATTAGAGGCTTGTTGTATTGGTTGTTGCGGAGCCACAATAGGCTCTGGAGCTTCTTTGTTTTGTTGTTGTGGGGGTTGGGTTATATTAATACTTTGTGGTAAATTTTCAGGCTTACTATAAAGTGAATTATCAGGTACCATTTTTTGTACCATATCTTCTGGAATATACCCTCTATTGTTGTTTGCAACAATAGAATTTGGTTGCACAACTTGTGCAATAAATTTATTAATGTCTATTCTATTTGCCGGTAAATCTCTTCTTTCTGTTGAAAATCTATCAATCATATTAAGCTGAGAGCTAATTGATTTAGCAAGCTTTGCAGCTTCTAGATGATCTTCTCTGGATGGATTCATTTATTAAAGATCGTTCAAAATTTCTTGCATTTTTTTATCTTCTTCTGACATTTCATCATCAGAAGAAATGCTTTCTGTTTTTACAGTTTCTTTAATATTAGAAACTGCAATTTCTTCGCGGCGATCTTCTCTTACGACTTCTTCGGGTTTAGAATCTTCGACTTCTCCCAAGAAATGAACCTTAAATAATTTCTTAATATCATCATAAGATTTGTGTTCAAAAATAGCGTCTAATTCATTGGTAGAATTGTACAATTCATCCACATTTTCATTTCCTTCTAATTTGCAAGGAGACATAAATTTGGAACCAACATAAGTTGCATATCCTCCTTCATTTTTTTCTACTTTGATTTTCAAATTACATCCCTTTTCTGAAAGGTCAAAGATTTTTTCTCCAAATTCATCAGCATCATCACCAGAAATTGCAGATTCGATAATTTTTGCCAATTGTTTACCATAACGAAGAATTTTTACCTTTCCTTGATTTTCTGGATTTGTTGGGTCTTTGATAACAAAGACATTAACTAACCAATTTTCGTTTCTTTTAATCGGACGAATTGTGTCAATTTCCGATTCATTCTTTCCATTATAAATCTTAGAACGATATTCATCAATAGGACAACGGTCTCCGTAAGTATTTGGACACAAGACAGAAACAACTTGATTATTTAAGTTACTTTTCCATGTGTGATTATAATAGTGAAATAATGTTCTTTCCGGATTTTTAACATTTGGGATAAGACGAACAATGTATGTCTTATCGACTTCCATTTTAAGAAAGTCTTTAAATGCACTTTCTGTGCTTGTGTTTTTAGTCAATGTTTCTTTGATTGATTCGAATAACGATGATGTATATTTGCTCATATATTTATATATTATCAGAAATTATTTGTTATGCAACTCTTTTTTTAAGAAATTTTCAACTTTATTTGTAATCTCTTTAACGTAATTTTTAGTTTTGGAGGATGTGTGGTATCGGGTTTTAAATGTTTCAAATTTTTCCAACATAGTATTTGAAAAAAGTTCTCTTTCTTCTTCTGTTAAATGAGAATAAACAGAATTAATATCTCCAAGTTCCATCAAACTGTATGGATTGATTTTGTGCTCTCTATAATGATTTAACCAAGAAAACATATATCCTGTTTTGTGTTTGAAATAACTTTTCAAATCAATTTTATTTTTAAAACAAAACATTCCGATAAAACGTAAACTATCTTTGATATCATCAAATTGTTTTTCTGGATTTTCATCTTCTTTTTGTTTTTTATAAATTGAATATGTTCGAATAGCGGGTCTTGTTATGAAATAATCTAAAAAAGGATATTTTTCGTCAGGGTGTAAAAATCTAGGAGCTTCGAAATATTCTTCTATTTTTATATGATTGTATTTTTGAAAAAAAAGTTCTAATTTTTTAAGAGTGTAAAATTCTTTTTCCGCAAAATCTGTAAAATCTTTTCTGTATTTAAACGGTTGATTGTGTCTTAAATTTTTTAAAAAATTATTATAAATTTTTTTTTGCAAGTCAGTCAACATTTTTTTTCTTTTTGTTTAATTTTGATCGAAATATTTTCTTATATACATTTGGTGTTGATTTCAAATAAGCTCTGATAATGTTTTGTAAATTTGATTCCCCCAACAATTCGAAATATATTTTTTGTGTTTTTTTATCATCTACCAACAGTTTTAAAAAATTTAAAAAATTTATTTTTTTCCTCCGCGAAATACAAATAAAGGAACCGACCTTTAAAGTAATTTCTTCAAATTCTTCAATGTTTATTGATTCTGTGGGATTTATTGATTCTTCAAATTGTTGAGATGATGTTATAATCATAATGATTTAATAAATTTTGTCAACTTTATAAATACAATTTTATTGTAAAAAGTTGATACTGTTTATTCTATATGATGTTATTTAATCACGTATAGTCATTTTTCATCATCAAATTCTAAACTTTCTATTAATTCTAATGTATTGGTAATACTTGGATTTGTATCACTTGATAAGTTTTTAGGTGATGTTCCTTTGACTGTAAAAGATTTAGCGATGTCATCTGGATCTCTTAACGATAAAGTATCATAATCTATTTCTAAAACAGTATGGCATTGTCTAGGCCCGAATCTGTTTTTAACAATACCCATGTGAATTATACCTAATTCAAAATCTTCTTCTTCTGTCCAAATAGAAATTTGTGCATCAACCGTATGAGACAAACCCATCGATTCACTTGTCATATCCATATCAGGATTTGCCGTTTGATATGCTGCTCGATTTGCTTGTGTAGCAGAAATTACTGGACAATTAAAATGATATGATAATGCTCTGGTATATTCTGTAATTTCTTTGATGGATTCATACGAATTTGTTCCTTTTGTTACAGGAGCCAAAAGATTTAAATAATCTATGATTATAGCATCTGGAACAATTCCATTTTTTTGCAATTTTTCTATGTAAGTTTTTATATTTAAAGGACTTATAGTTTTAGGAGGAAATTCTTTTATTATTAATTTTGCACTTTTGTTTTTAATTTTATATTCATTCAAATAACTTTTAAGAGGATTTATTTGCAAAGACAAATCTTTAAAAGGTATTTTAGATAATTGTGCGCTGATTCTTTTGGAATAAATTTGTTCCGGCATTTCCAAAGAAATTAAAACAACTGTTTTATTTTGACTTAGTAAATTTGTAGCAATATTACCTAAAAATATGGATTTTCCAACATTTGTAGTTCCAAAAAAAACATACAATGCTCGTCCCTCTGCCATCAATCCACCACCCAATTTATCATCGAGCCATTTCCATCCGGTAGGTATTACGTTGAATACCTTTTGTAAATCTTCACAATGCTGATCAATAGATTCCAGATAATCAAACCCCAAACTATCAACAATAGAAATGTTACAAGCTTCTTCAAAATCTTTTAAAATTTTAGAAGTATCTACTTCTCCGCTTTGAACATTCAAATGTGTTTTTATTACCGTGCTCAATACGGCTTTTTCTTTTAAAAATCTTTCAGTATTTTTTAATAAAATATCTTTATTGTATTTTTTATCTAAATTTTGAATCGATAAAATTACATTTTTTAAACAATCTCTTTTTTCTTGTTCTATTAGATGAGTTTTTAATTCTGTAATATTTGGAACTGTTTTATATTCTAAATAATAAGAATTTAAAGATTCAAATACACTTTTGATATTCTTATCTTTAAAGAAAGAAGGTTTTATATAATTTATAACACTTTCCAGATAAACTCTGTCAAAAAGTGCATTATATATTAGAACTTTTTCAAAAAATTCTAAATCTAATGGCAAACTTTTGTTCATTTCAAACCACTTCTTTGTTAAATTTAAGTTCTAGTTTTAATTTTTCTTCAAGTTTTGGAAGAATTTTTGCCCAAACTGTATCATCATCTTTCCAATCTTTATAAAATCCCAAGACTTCTTCACCTAATGCATAACGATGACCTTGTTTATGGACAATACCATAGCCTTCTGCCATTTCAAGCAAACCAGAATATTTAGAAATTCCTGATTTGAAATTCAAATACATTTCGCATTCCAAAAACGGAGGAATAAATCTATTTTTAGTTGTCAATGCTCTCATTGTTAAACCGTTTACATCTTTAGACAAAGGTGTAACATCGTCTAATGCATTTTTATTATCTGATTTTCCTACACGTTCTTGTTTTGTTGCCATTTGAACCAAAACGGAGGACATATATAAAGGACCAGATCCTCCTGATTGGCTTTTAACCAATGTGGGATACAAAGCACCTGGATTGTCATACGTATGATTTGTAAAAACAATTGGACAGTTTGCCTTTGCTGCTGCGTGTGTGATTGCTCTCAACATACTTTTTAAAGATACTGCTCTTGCTCCCATGTCTGCTGAATCTTTTCCATCTTCAATAACTTTAGCTTCTCTTGTAGAAATTAAATTACCTAAAGAATCGATTGCAATGATTACTTTTCCTTGAAGTCCTTTTTCGACAACAGTTTTTAAAAATTTTACCATTTGGTTTCTGCAATCTTCAATAATTTCTATTGGACAATGTTTAATTTTAGATGAATCGCATCCCAAATTTTCGGCTGTATCTTTATCTAAAGCATTTTCGGTATCAAAATAAACAACGTGCATACCCTTTTTTTGTGCATTTGCCATTATTTTGTTGACCATTAATGTTTTACCACATGCTTGTGGTCCTGCAAATCCCGTTATTCTACCAACAGGAATTCCGCCATAAAGAGAACCAGAAATAATCGCATTTAATGCCATACAACCAGTATCAACCCATTCATTTACAGACGAAAGACTGTTTTCATCTAAAAATGCTGCATCTGGATTTAAATCATCTAAAATTTTAAACGCATCTTCAATCGAACCGTTCAAGTTAATGTCTTCTTTATTATCTTTTTTATTTTTAGCCATAAAAACATAATAACAAAAAACCCTGAAAAGTCAAAGCTTTTCAGGGTTTTAGTTTTTAATTTATTTTTCGTCTATTCATCAAATAAATTGATTACTTGA